CGGCGCTCCGATTGAGACGCTGGCGGATGTGCCGCTTGAGGAGCGCAAGAAAGTCAAGCCGAGTCTGAAGGGATTGACGTGGCCGCAACGGCAGGCACTACTCGAAAACACGGATGGCTTTCGCAGGATGCCGAGTTGAGTGATTACGCCCGTGAGAAAGCACTGCGCCCCACGGACAAAGAACTGGACGCGGAACGCATAGAGATTGAGTGCGTCGAACCACCTAGCGGGGCTGGCGAAGGCTACATCGTGAATGTGTGGCCGAAGGGAAAAGGCAAGCCGGTCAAGCGGCTATTCCATAGCGAGGAAGAAACGCTCGCTTTCGTGAAGAAGGTTCTCTAGGAGGAATTATGGCTGATCGATTTTTTATGAACAAACAACACGAAGCTTATTTGCGCGGGACGGCTCCAGCTACGCCGCACAAGGGCGCAAGTGACGTACAGGAAGAAACAGGCCAGCATACTCCTCCGCATATCCATGTTCACCCACACTCAAAAGGTGTGACGGTCCATGTCATGCACCACGATGGAAGGCACGAGAAGCACGAGCATGGTCACGGCGACACGGAAGGGATCGCGGCCCACATTCACCAGCACTTGGGCGCGACAGGTAACACGGGCGGCGAAGAACAGGGCGAGGAAGATTATGGAGCCGCTGGCCTGTGATGGATTTCTGTATCATCGGCGCGATTGCTTTGTACCCACAGTCAGCGCGTGACAATCCTCTAGCAATACGGTTTTTGATTCGCAAAGGAACTCAGATTGACGTTGCCTGTCTTCCCGGCAGGCGCAAGGAGAAAACGAAACATGCGTAAGTTACTTGCTCTTGCTGTACTGACGTTGGCTTTCTGTGTGGTAGGCGGCATCCTGGTCGAAGCCCAGAACTTCCCCGGAGCTTCCGGCAATCCCTCCGCGCTTTCCAGACCGGGCGGAAAGTTCTACGCGGCAGCTTTCTTTTGGCAGGGCCGGATTATCTCCGGCAACACTGCGACTGGTTCGGCTTCGATTATCGTAGCCGTTTCAACTGGGGGTTCCGGGGGCTTACAGCTTGCCGATGGGACAACTATCCCGCTTGGAGCGGTCTTCAATGGCACGCTTTCTCCGCTCATCGTGGATTGGGGCCAGTCGGCGGCGGAATACGTGACTCCGACTGCCGTATCTATCGGACAGTGTCCCGCGGGCAATATCGGAGTTGGTGGAGTCGTACAATGCGCGACCATTACCGCTAGTTTTGCCAACACGCACGGGCAGAGCGGTGTCGTGGTGGACGGTTCCTATGGCCTACAGACTGCTATCAACTACGCGAACTCGCTCAATGCCGCAATCCCCCCGAGCGGAAATTCAACAGTAGGCGGTGGAGTGGTTGCGGTTGACGCAGCTTGGGCACAGATGGCGTCTTCAATTTCAAACGTTACGGGCGGCCCTTCAGGCGGCCCAAATGCTTTGATTACCGGCGCGATTCCTTTTCCAAGCGTTGTAATTGAGGATGACCGCGGTAGCAGGCCACAGTTCTTTACCGTACAGCCTGCGAATGCTACGGCGCTTACCGCGCCTGCGGCTCTGATCAATACCACACCGACAACTTGCACCGGGACGGCGACGATTTGCTCTACGGCAAACGCGACTCTTGGCGGCGTAACGGCCACGTGGACTTCGGCGGCTGCTTATTTCGCCACAACTTGCGTTGACATTTTGGGCCGCGAGAGTGCCGCTGGTCCGACGATGCACTTCACGACCGCCGCGACGGTTACGGTTCAAGTTCAACCGCCTGCGGCGGAAACGGGTTGCGTTGGATATGAGGTTTACGAAGGGACAAGCTACGCGGCCATGACGCGCTTGCCGGTTGTAGCCGGAACTACGGGAGGCCCGACTTGCGTGCTTACCGCAATTGAGACGGTCAATCCGGCCTGCGCTATTACGAATACGATTTATGGACAGACGGGAGCGGTTGCGACCTTCGCTTTGATTGGCGCTTCGACTCAACCGCAACCTCCTGGCGCTACAATCACAACCTTCACGACCCTACAAGCCTTCGACCAAAGCCGGACGGTTTACAATTATCAGCCGAATCCGAGCGCGACGAACGCTTGCAACGCCGCGACGGGTTACGTTTCCTTCGCGGCCAGCACCGGAACGTCGGGTTCAGCGTGGGAACTTGGCCGTGCGTTCATCGCTCCAGGTTGCTTGAATTACATTGGCGCAACGGTTCGGTTGACTGGAGAAATCACAGGAACGGGCAATACGGTTCCCACGGTTGGGCTTGTGGTGGCGATGGGGCCTCCGTGGACTGCCAGCGCGGGTGCGTCGGTCTGTTCGATGGTGAATACGACCGCTCAAACCGCCGTGGTCTGGAATATCACCTTTAGTTGCACGGTTACTACACAAACTATTTCCGTTGCGGCCGGGACGGGCGGAACGGTCTTGGGCAACGGTTGGTTTGCACAGCAATTCACAACGCAAACCACAGCCGGAAACTTGGCGGTCAACAACATCGTAGCGCCGGTGACGGTGAATCTGTACGGAGGAACGGAACTGGAAGTGATTCTGACTCCGACTTCTTCGACGGGTATTACGTCGCCGCAACTACTGACGCTTAACGCCGAAGTTCTCTAATGCCGTGGCAATCAACCGCTCAGGCCAAATGGGGACATTCGCCCGCTGGTCTGAAAGCCCTTGGCGGGAGTAGCAAAGTCTCTGAATGGGACGCCGCTACTCCCAAAGGCTCGCTCGCGGGAACCAAGGGTAGTAAGAAGCGCCACATCGCGCCACGGAAAAAGAAACGTGTATATTGAGCCATCGCATCGCGGACTCTTTACCAGAAAAGCCCACGCCGCTGGGGAGAGCGTACAGAGCTATGCGAACAAGAAAGCTCATGCGGGCGGAGCGTTGGGCAAACAGGCTAACTTCGCACGGATGGCAAAGCGGCACTGGAAGCCGTTGCATGTGGGCGTGCGCAAGAAAAAGAAATAATGGCGACCGAAGACCTCGAACAGCCTGACCTGGAAACAGCGGCCAGCGAACCTGACGAACAGACTACCTCGCAAGAAGACCCCCTCGCAGGCGATACGGATTCCCAAAACGCTTTGATGAATCTCTACGAGAAAGCCTCCGCCGAAGATCGCTTCCCCCGCATGGTTGAGGTCAAGGACGTAAGCCAGCAGGAGAGATATTGGAGCGGGCGACAGTATGGCTGGTGGAGCAAGGAAGACCAGCGATGGAATCTTCCGAATCAGATTGCTGCGGGATATGGCGGCGACGCCGATGTTGAGGAGATGCCGCGCTTCGAGTTCGTTACGAATATTTATCAAGCGCGTGGCCTGATGATGATTGCGGCGATTTCAGGTGCGCCGCCCAGGGTCAGATTCTTCCCTGAAGACGCGGATGATGAAAACGATTTAGAGACAGCCGAAGCGCGCACGAAAATGGCGCGGCTGATTCAGCGTTGGAACCCAACGCAGAAACTATTACAGGAAGAAGCCTATCACGCCTGGACGGGCGGATTCATCGCTTGGTGGGTGCATTACGTGGCCGATGGCGAGAAATACGGGATTGACGATATTGAGACGATGAAGCAAGGCGAACAATCTCTTCCTTCCGAGATTACTTGTCCAGCATGCGGTTGGAGCGCGCCTGCGGATGAAGCTGAACCTCCGGTGCCGTGCCCATCATGCGGGAATCCCTTGACCGAGGAAAACATCAGCGAAGAGGAACCGATCCCGGTACCGGAGCAAGGCGAGACGGAACAAGCTGCGCGTGGCCGAGAGGTAATCGAAGTTTATGGCGCATTGAATTGCAAGCGTCCTCAGCACGTCAATCAGCAATCCGAGTTCCATTATTTCGGGCTGGAAAAAGAAGTCCACTACTCGAAACTCCGGGCGGCTTTTCCCGACGCAGCCGACCAAATTAAGCCTGGACTGAATCAAGGCGCGGAGGACGTGTTTGAACGGAACGCAAGGCTGGCCGTGGCCGAGAACACGAAGCTCGCCACGCAATCAGGGGCCTCGCAAGCAAGTCTCTGCACTCTCGTTCGCTGCTGGTTCCGGCCTCCCGCTTTCTGGATGATTGACAACAAGGACACCAGAGACAAATTGCTTGGCAAATTCCCGCATGGTTGCCGCGTGGAGTTTACGGGCAAGGTCTATCTGATGAGCGCCGCGCAATCTATGGATGACGCGCTTGTTAGCTGTCATGCGATGCCGGGGCGCGGCCAGCACCGGAACGCGGTTGGAACCTGCCTGATGTCCGTGCAGGACAGAATCAATACGTTCTCGAATATCGCCACAGAAACGTATGAGTACGGAATTCCGATAACCTATCGGGCCTCGGACACTTACGCGCAAGAGGCGACTAAAGACCAGCGCGCCGCTCCAGGCCTGGAAGTCGAAGTTGCCCTCAAGCCGGGGGATAACCTTGCAAACCGGATTCTAACGACTCGCGTGGATTCAGTTTCCCCGGACATGGCGCAGCACGCGAATGATTTGCTCGGCCCGGTATCGGACATGCTTACTGGAACCTATCCATCGCTTACTGGAGCGGGTGGCGAATCGGGCGCACCGGAAACGGTCGGTCAACAGTCCATGCAGCGCGATCAAGCGATGGGCCGCATGGGAATATTCTACGTGAACCTGAAACAAGCCCATGCGGACGTGCTGACGATTGCTTGCCGGGATTTGGAAGCGAATTCGACGGACTCCATTAAAATTCCCGTGTTGGGAGATTCCGGCGACTTTGAATCCGAATCTGTAGATGTAACCGCCTTGGAAGGAGAAGCGGAGGCTTACCCGGAAGGCGATGAGAATTTCCCCGAACTCTGGAATCAGCAACGCGCCACGATGATGCAGATTATGGATACGCCCTATGGCGCACAGCTTGCTCAAGAACCGGACAACGCGGAACTTTTCATACGGTTAATCGGCATCCCTGATTTGAAGATGCCGGGGATTGACTCGATTCGCAAGCAGCACAAAGAGATCGGGGATTTGACCAAGATTCCGCAAGGCAACGACATGCTGGCCGGGATTGCGCCGAACGTGGAAGTGGATTCGGATGATAACCACGCGATTGAATCCGCAACTTGTGCGGCATGGATGAACAGCGAAAAAGGACAGAAGACGAAGCGCGAGAATCCGTTGGCTTGGCAGGCGGTCAAAGAGCACAAAGCCCAACACGACCAAGCGATTCCTCCGCCGCCTCC